GTCTCCTCGGCGGCTTTCGCGTCCTCGGCGGCTTTGGCGGCAGCGTCGTTGGCTTTGGCTACGTCATCATTACCGCCGCCTGTCGGACTGCCCGGCGCTCCGCCCCGGAGTGCGATCAGGGCACGTCTCGCTTCATCGACTTCAACCTGTAGACCCGCCCGTTCCTGGGTCAAATCATCTATCTGGTTCTGTGCGCCCTTCTTCGCGTAAGCCCAGCGACTTGTCAGCCAAGTCTTTTTAAGACGCTCCAGGCTTGCGATCTCGGCATCCTTGTCGGCCATTTGCTTTTCTTTTTGTTTGACATCAATCTCAGCCTTCTGGATGAGGTGCTTTTTCTCCGCCGCCGTCAGCTTCTCGATCTTGCCGGTAAGCGAGTCATACGCGCCCTCGATGAGCGCAGAACCCTTGACGACCTCGGGAGCTATGGCCTTGATCTGGAGTAGCAGGACGTTGAGCCGATGCTGACCCTCTGCCGTCTTCCCTGCCTCTTCCTTCTCAGCCTCATATTGCTTGACGAGTTCGCGGGCCTTCTCCGCCTGCGTCTTCTGTGCCCTGGCAAGCCCTAGAGCGCCCTCTGCGGCCTTCTGTTGACGACCCAGTACATCATCATGCGCCTGCTTGACCTTGATGAGCCAGATGACGAGGACGGCAAGCGCCGCCGCAAGTACAACGTAAGGGTTCGCAACAAGCCATACCCAAGCGGCGGCCATCGCCTTACTCGCCGCAATCAGCCCGAGTATGCCCTTGTGCATCCCGCCTATGAGCATGAGCATCGGCCCGATGGCCGCCGCGAAGATCGCCATACTGAGGATGTTCTGCTTCGTGCTCTCCGGGAGTTTGGAGAATGCCTCAGCGGTTTTTGTTACCCAATCAGTCAACTTTGTGAATATCGGCTCTATCACCGACCACATGGAGATCATAGCGGCCTGGATGCTGTCGGTCATGTTCTCCCAAGCGTTTTGAGCACCGCCGGTAACCTTTGGCAACTTGTTCAGTTCCGTGACGATCTTAGTGATGAACTCCTCGGATGACATGCCCAGTTTCTGTAGTTCTTCGGTGTTGGCCGTGCCGAACGCCGCCTGCATGATCTTCCTAATCTGAGGGACACGCTCAGCGATCTGATTGATCTCTTCTGCGCTGACAACACCCTTGCTCATAATCTGAGACAATGCCGTCTGTACGCCTTCGAGATCGGCCTTGCCTTTCCCGACAGTGGCGAGCGCGTTACCGAAGCCGCGCAGAGCAGCCTCCGCAAGTTCCGCGCTCATTCCCGCCGACTGGAGATTGATACTGCCCTGGATAGCTTCCTTGAGTCCGAGGCCCGGCAGTTTGGCGATCTCTTTGAGCCGCCCGAGTTGCACGCGAGCTTCCTGTGCGCTCCCGGCAACGACGCTCAGGCCACGCATAAGCGAATCCATCTGCACGCCTGCACGCCCCACCGCGACTGCTGCGGCTATGATCGGCAATGTCACAGCCATCGTGACGCGTCTGCCGGCGGCGGTCCATTCCTCCCAGCGCCGTTTGTTGGCCTCGATCCGACCGTCCAGCGCCCGCATCTGCTGGTTGATCTTCTTGAGGTCAGCCTCCAGCGCGAGGGCTTCCGTGGACTCCGGGAACACGTCGGCGAGTTTCGCCTTGACCTTGACGGACTCGCCCTGCAGCCGTGCCATCTCCGCATTGAGGCCACGGATGCCGTAAGGGTCGATCTTGATCGAGCCGATCTTGGCTAGACTCGCCTGCATCCGCCCGGCAAGCCCTTCACCGCGAGCCATCTGCTTCTCGTATTCAACGAGATCAACGCCCCACTTCACGAACAGTTGTGCAACCTGTGTTCCAAGTGCCATGTCACTTCTTCTCTTTGATCGTTCCGCCGCAGGCGAGCGTCCAGAGCTTGCCCATGAGCTTCATGTCCTGCCAGGTCTGCCGCTTTTTTGCTTTCGGCTTGCGAACCGGCATGAAATCGGCAGGCGTATACGGCTTCTTGCGCTGTTTTGTGTCGCGGTTGATATTGGCGAGCAGGCTACAGATCATCGCCGATCCATAGAGTGCCTGATCGTCTGCCTGCCGCTTCCGTTCGAGCAGCGCGGACAATTCCCGGAGCGTCAGCCTCCAGAAGTCTTTTTCTTGGAGACCGAGGTCGTATCGCCCGACGGCCCAGAGGTCGTACCAGTCGGGCGGCTTGTAGGGTCCGCGCCCTGTTCGCCCTCACCGTCGGCGGATTTCGGGAGTGCCTGCTCGATGGCCGCGCCGATGGCCGGGTAGAGCACTGCGATGTTCTGAATACTCGCTAGCCTACCTGCCGCATAGATTCCCGAAGCAATAGCCTCCTGCGGCACTTTGTCGGGGTATCGTAGCAGCGTATCAGCATCCAGCCCGGTGATCTCTATAGCAGCCTCGATAGTCTGTGGCGCTTGCCTGCCACCGAAACACGCCCAGACGAATATGCCAAGCTCCGTCATAGAAAGATCGGCTGCCTTGATGACTTCCGGGATGATCGCCATGTATTGCCTTGACTCCGTGCCCTCCTCGAATGACAGAGCGCCCTTTGACATCGCGCCTATGACATTCTGGATGAGCACGAAGATGTTCTTTCGGCTCTGGTCCTCGAAGTCTTTCATCGCGGCCAGGTCGAGCCGCAGTTCGTATTCCGTGCCGTCTATCGTTGCCGTGATCTTGTTCAAAAGGTTGGCCTCCTTGAGATTATCGCGCTATTCGGTTAGCTGCCCGCCGGTGTGAACTCCGGCAGTCCGCTGATTCGGAGCGTAGCCGAGAAGTCGAGCTTGCCGTCCACCGGCGCGTTCCCGAAGTCAAGTTCCTTGACGAACGCGCTGAACTCCCACGTCGAGCCGTCGGGATAGGTCACCATCATGGCCTCGATCCCGCCGTCCTCATCCGTGTTGTAATGTACCAGGAGCGCGGCTTGTCCGGCGTCGTCCGGTACGAGGTTGCCCTCGATTGCCAGGTCTCCGCCGTCGCGCAAGCCCTGGATGACTTCCCGGAACTTGCCGGGGCTCCCGTGATGCGTGAGGTCAAGCTCGTCGGCGGTCAACTTGACGCCGCCGATAGAGGTAAGCTCGCCTATCTCTGAGCCGCCGGCGTACTCCAGAGTAGTACCGTATGCGGCCATTCCATCACTCATGTTACTTCACCTCTTCCTATGAGCCGAGCGGCTCAGTGTTCTTGTACAGGACAGCCAGTTCCGTGACGTGATGATAGAGCCGTGCCTCCGTGTCATAGAGTTCCGGGCCTTTGTCACAGAACGCCGCCTGCACCGTGCAACCGTCATAGACATCCAACAGCGAGCCCGAGGCGTCGAGAAGCGCACGCTGATGCGTCTTCGCCGCCGCGTAGGTGTCAGCCCAGACGGAAAGTTGAAATCGTTCGCGCTGCACGGCGTCTCTGCCGTCATGCGTGTATTCTGAGGGAGTGGCGATGCTCAGGTAGACGCCCGCCGGATAGTCGGCTTCCTCTGTGTCATCCGGGAGGCGGACGGGATGGAACGATGCGCCCGTCACACCTTCCGCCCATGATTTGATCGCCTGCTCGATGGTCATTTCATCACTCCGAACTTCGCAAGACTCTGGTCAACCTGCGCCTTGAATATCTTCTGTGCCTTCGGCCTCACAGCCTCGAAGCCGGGCCGCAGGAACGGTTGCGCCGCCGTGCCGGGATGGTGAACGACTGCGACCGGATGCTCAGCGCCTTTCCAGTACAGTGCCTTCTTATTCTTCGGCCTGATCTCGTGCGGCGCTGTGCCGTATTCGACGTGCGTCGCATACTCGACGTTCGTGCCGGCCATAACCGTATTCGGTGTGCCATCATGCTGCACACCGTCGCCGGGCTTGGCTTCGCCTGTTGGCTGTGAGTGCTGCTCGGCGGTCGCCCAAGTAATCGAACCCGCGAGCCGTCCGGTATCACGAGGACAACGCGCCTCGGCCTCGGACACGATCTGCATACCGACGTTGATAAGCCCGGCTTCGATAGCCCGCGAGAGTGCCGAGCGGACTTCCTTGAATCGGTTCGTACTGCGGTTCACTCCAGCCATTCCACGCCCACCTGCATCAAGCCGCCCTGCTGCATCACGTCGTCAGCGGACTTGACATCATAGGCACGCCCGCCCTTGCGGATCTGATCGCCCTCCTCGATCTCCCCGGTCGCCGCGCAGTAGAACCGATGAGTGCCGGAGAAGCTATGCTTGTCCGCGATGAACGGATTATCGCCCCGGAACTCGCGCATAGCGCCGTCAATAGTCGCTATCGGGTCATCGCCCCAGCTTTTGACATCCTGGCCGAAGTCATCCTCGGCGGATGTCGAGCGCCAGACTTCCCAACCCGGCGTGAAGAATCGTCTGATCTTGCGAATGAGACTCATGCGAACCTCGCCAGTCTCCACGGCTTGAGGAAGTCGATGATCGCGGGCGGGAACACCGCCGACTGAGCGAACGAGGCGTCGCCGAGCCGGACCTGAGTCGCGCCCGGATCGTCCTCCAGGTATCGCGCCGCCTGGCATACGAACTGCTTGACTCCGCCCGGCAGGGTCGCGTCCTCTTCAAGCCACTCGCCCGCCCGGTTGCAGTATTCGTCGGCGTATTCGATGAGGTCCGGTATCGCTCGCCCGAGATAGTCATCCAGTGACGTATCTGCCTCCGCGATATTGAGCCGGAACTTCGCCTCTGCGACCGTCAAGCGCGGATCCGCGATCACGGGAGTGGCACCTGCCGCGAGCACCTCCACCGCCCCCGGATAGACCAGCGCGTCGGTGTATTCCGACCAGTAAAGCAGGACGCCCTCAGTATCGAATGCCGACGCCGGGTAGAGCGCCTGGTAGACGCCCTCATGCCCTTCGATCCACTGTTCTGCGGTAGGCGTGATAGTCGTCACGTCGCCGCCGGGCTTCTGGTAGGTGAGCAGTAGCCCGGCGTCATCGAAGGCTATGCCCTCGATACCATCCCCAGTCGTTTCGTCCTGGATAAGCACCGGCAACCAGTGCGCTACGCCGTTTGTGAAGTCCATTACCGGCTCCTTATGCGAACGTCACAGTCCACGTGATCGCGAGAGTGTCAAGGTTCATCAGCGCCGCTGCGGTTATCGCCACACCTGCGAATAGCTGTGCCGCGCCGTTCCCGTGAACCAGGCCGCAGGACGCGACCGTCTGACTATCTGCCGTGCAGGTGAAGAGCTTATAGATCGTGAAGACGCCGTTCCCGCCTGCCGCATATGCGCCTATAGCCCGTTGCAGTCCATTCGCCGTGAATATCGTGGCAAGCAGATCGGTGTCCCCGGCGGCAGGCGCGGAGGCGTTGCTCGACAGATTGATGTAGTTCGCCCGGTCGGTCCCGCTGTCGCCGACGTGAGTTCTGAGCCAGTTCAATCCGGCGGTGACAACTAGGTTGTGTACCTCTTGGCGGCTGACTAGTCTGCCGTCGGCCTTCCGGTGCTCCACAAGCACGTTCGCTGAGATGTTGACGGATGCTCCGGGCTTATGGCCCAATACCCTTCCCAAAGAGGCGGTTAAATCTGACAATCGCATGGCGGATTCCTCCTATGACGGCGGTTGCTGCGGCACTGGCGCTCACAGTGATTGAGGCCGATGCACTCCTGACATATCCTGCTACTCGTCCTGCTGTGGCGGAAGCCGTTATCGACGCGCTCACGGCTCGGACGTATCCGGTGAGTCGGCTTGCGCCTGCTTCTACCCCGACGCTTGCCGAAGCAGCCCTGCCGTATGACGCAAGCCGCGTTGCCCCTGCCGTGACTGTGAGATCGGCGGTTGCACCCCGTGTGTAATGGAGAATCGGCTCGTGATAGATCCGCAGCGTGATGCCATCCACATATGCGCTGACATACTGACTGGTCCCGAAAAACCCTACCCGCCAGCACAGCCGAAAACTCG